ATTCAACAACATCCCCGCTGAGTGGTTTTCTACCAACAATTTTAATCCAGTCATTGATATGCACTACCAACATGATTAAATCGTTATCAATGAATATGCCAAACTGACTGAGATTAAAATCAATGTTTTGCACTTGATAATGTCCACGACACCTATAAATGTCTGGATCATACTTGCGATCTCGATTTTCCAACAACAACAAATCTTGTATATTTGTTGGAGATAGATTGTCATACTGCGGTTGATCAGCAGTAGCGTTAGCATCCGTGGGATTTTTAGGCCCTAGATATTTGTGAATATACAAGTCAGTACCGCCAATCTGAAACATTTCAGAAACTTGTCGATCAATGAATTTGTAGTCGTTGCCTTTTTCGGGCCGATATAAACTGAGTCTTGGCATAATACATATTTAGCGGGCATAAATATAGTTGGAGAATCAAATGTCTGAAAATAGCAACTTAGAAGAACGTCAAAAAGTCTATGATTACATACGAGCCATGTTGGGTGAAGGCATGGTCGATGTTGAACTTGATCCAATTCATTATGAAACTGCTGTTGATCGTGCGCTGACACGGTTTAGGCAACGCAGCCCTAATGCAGTTGAAGAAAGTTACAGTTTTTTAGAATTTGTCATCGAACAAAATGAATACAGATTACCCGACGAAATTATCGAAGTAAGACAGTTGTTTAGACGCAGTATTGGCAGCAGATCTGGGTCAGGAAGTGGCGGCACACTGTTTGAACCCTTTAACATGGCCTACACCAACACATACTTGCTCAGTGGTAATATGTTGGGTGGCCTACTAACATACGAACTGTTTTCACAATACCAAGAACTGGTAGGGCGTATGTTTGGTAGTTTTATCGAATATCACTACAATCCCAACACTCACATATTACGTGTGTTGCAACGTCCGTTTGCATCGGGTGAAATAATTTTAATGCGAACTTATAATTATCGTCCAGACTGGGCACTGTTGACAGACTTGTATGCCAAGCAATGGTTAAAAGACTACAGTTTAGCAGTGGCTAAAATCATACTGGGCGAGGCACGTAGTAAATTTGCTCAAATTGCTGGTCCTGGTGGCGCTGGTGGCCTCAACGGTGCTGACCTCAAGTCAGCAGGCAAAGAAGAAATGGCAGCATTAGATAAAGAATTGGAAACATTGATTTCTGGCGGCACTGGCTATACATTCATTATAGGTTGACACCCTGCACACAATAGTTTATACTTAATAGAAATTAAGGATTTCTAATGAAGTTACCTAAACTATTGATAGTTGGACACGGGCGTCATGGCAAAGACACAGTGTGCGATTTGCTACAAAATTACGGATACACCTTTCAATCTAGTTCAAAGTTCTGTTCTGAACTTTTTATATTTGACACGCTTAAAGACAAATACGGTTACGCCAACGAAGACGAATGCTATCGTGACCGGCACAATCACCGTACAGAATGGTACGATTTAATACACGGCTATTGCAGTGATGATTTGGCAAGATTAGGTAGAGATTTATACGCCCACCACGATATCTATTGTGGACTACGAAACAAAAGAGAGTTTTTTGCCATACAGAACGAAGAACTTTTTGATTATGCCATCTGGGTTGATCGTACAGATCATTTGCCTTCAGAACACATATCTAGCATGAGTATTGAACAATGGATGTGTGACTACACTATCGACAACAACGGTGATTTAGCAAGACTCAAAAAGAATGTTGACGTACTAATCAACACAATTTTTAAACATCGGGCTGTAACTCTTCCTTTAGTACGGCCAGATCAAAAATCTGGTGATAGGTCTCCCTGTTTCCACACAGTTCCCTCTTTGTGAAGAACACGCTGACAGTTTGCACATACTGTCTTAAGGTTAGCGTTTCTACTGTTGTTTAAATTACCGTCTACATGAAACACATTGAACTGTTCTCGATGTTTGCCTTTGAATCCACATTTATCGCATACTGATTTCATACGATACCCGTCCTGATACCATTTGGGTAGACCTTTACCAACTCCTCCATATCGCAAACAAGACTCGCATTGACTACGATAGTATGTTCTATTGTTCTTTCTATAGTTAATGGCTGCTGGTTGTAGTCCGCATTTACATAAGGGTCTGTTCATCTAGTATTTATTGCCCTTTTTATCCCCTTTTCTCTTGATATTATCGCCCTGATTTATATGTCTTTGGGTAAATAAAACTAGCAATACTCTTAGGAGAGATACAACATGGCATTAACATCACCCGGCGTACAAGTCAGCGTCATTGACGAAAGTTTTTACACACCTAGCGAACCAGGTACCGTTCCGCTGATAGTTGTGGCCACAGCGGCCAACAAACAAAACGGTGCAGGCACCGGCACTGCAACAGGTACATTGGCATCAAATGCTGATACATTATATTTGATGACTAGTCAACGAGATCTAGTCGACACATTCGGAGACGCAGTTTTTAAGACTGACGCAAGTAATAATCCAATTCATGGCGGCGAACAAAATGAATATGGTTTACAGGCAGCATACAGTTATTTGGGCGTTAGCAACAGAGCATTTGTTCTACGTGCAAATGTTGATCTATCACAACTAGATGCTACTGCTAATGCTCCTAGTGCTGATCCAGCAAACGGTACATGGTGGTTAGACACCAGCAACACCAAGTGGGGTATTTTTGAATGGAATAGTGATGCTGCTACTGTGGGCGGTAACGGACAAAAGTTTACCAACAAAGTTCCATTGGTCATCACAGACACAACTAAAGTTGTAGACTTTGCTGGTCAAGACTACACTCCCAAGGGATCTGTTGGTGCAGTGGGTGCATATGCAGTGGTAGCAGTGACCACAACATTGGCAGCGTACTACAAAAATCGCAGCGGTATTTGGGTACAAGTTGGTTCTCCAGAGTGGGCACAAAGTTGGCCAACTATTGCTGGAACAGCAAGTCCTACATCAGTGACTGGAACAATTATTTTCACAGTTGACGGTGAAACACTGACAACAATCACACTGTCTGGATCAACGCTCACAGCAGCAGCAGCGGCTATCAATGTTGGCACATACAACAACAGAGGTCTGTATGCCGCAGTGGTTAACAGCAAGTTAGAAATTTATTCAAACAACGTGATTGAATCATCCTTAGGTGACAGCACTGCTGCTAACACTTTTGGCATAAGCGGAACAGCATTGACAACACTTGGTATTACTGCTGGCGATTATCTAGTTCCTAAGTTATCAATTCAACCACACACCAGTGTTCCTACATACAAGAGAATAGACAATGTGGCTTCTGCCGTAGGTCGTCCAACTGGTTCTGTATGGGTTAAAACAACAACTCCTAATCTTGGTGCTAACTTAGTAGCAAAACGTTATAACAGTGCAACAGACGCTTGGGAAACAGTGGCAGCACCATTGTATGCCAACGGTGCAGCAGCATTGGCTGCTTTAGATTCCACAGGTGGTGGAGCAAATCTTGCAGTCGGCGCATTATACAGTAAATTCAATACTGAAGAAGATTACGGTTTAGATCTTACACCAAGATTAGCCACATTCAAATTGTTTAGAAGAAATGCGGTCGGCGCCACAACCATTACCAGTGCAGCCGTAACTGCATCTACATTTCCAGCCGGTAATTACACATTTGTTGTTGCAGAAAGCCTAGTTGGCGCCGATGCTTACAGCAGTGATGTAACAGTTACATTTACGGCTAATGCAAATATAGATGATGCAGATGATTTTGCCAACGCTGTAAATTCAGCAGGATTAATCAATGTCACAGCCAGTGTAGACAGTTCTAATAGAATTGTTATCACTCATGCCACTGGTGGAGATATCTTAGTTGGTGAAGGCACCGGTACTCCTTTCAACAATATTTTTGCAACCAGCGGTGTAAATCTTACAGCCAACTTGTATGATGCAGCCACAGGTGATGAAGCACATGATTACATTGCAACTCAGTGGAAAGCATTGTCATTTGAAGCCAGCCCAACGGAAGTTACTGCATTGGCTACAGATCAACAACTGTGGTACAATTCTATTGTTGACGAAGTTGATGTTTTGATCAACGACGGAACAAATTGGGTTGGATATAAAACTGTTACAAGCCCATTCTACGCTGCTTCTGCTGGATTAAAGACAGATCCTGCTGGTCCAATTGTCAGTGCCAGCGAGCCCACAGAACAAAGCGATGGTTCTGCACTAGTCAACGGCGATCTATGGATCGATACCAGTGACATCGACAACTATCCAGTAATTTACAAATTCAACAGTTCTTTACCTGTTAACAATCAGTGGGTGTTGATTGACAAAACTGATCAAAGCAGTGAGGATGGAGTGTTGTTTGCTGATGCACGTTATAACACTGCCGGCGCCAACAGTGACGAGCCAGCATTGATTGCAGATCTACTAGACAGTAGTTATGTAGACCCAGACTGTCCACAACCTGCATTGTATCCAAAGGGCATGTTGCTATGGAATCTACGTCGAAGCGGCTTCAACGTTAAGAAATTTGTACGTAATTATATTGATTTGGCAGCATACAACACGCTAGTTGGCGCAGCCCCTGGTGAATACATGAGTGCTTACTATCCACATCGTTGGGTCAGTGAAGCAGCAAACCAAACAGACGGTTCTGGTACATTTGGCCGTAAGGCACAACGTGCAGTGGTTATTCAAGGTCTGCAAGCAGTGGTCAACAGCAATCAAACTGTACGTGACAGCGACAGTCGTGTGTTTAACTTGATTGCTTGCCCTGGTTATCCAGAATTGATTGGCGAATTGATCACACTGAACTACGATCGCGGATTGACTGCTTTTGTAGTGGCTGACACACCAGCACGTTTAAACAGCAGTGCTACTAGTTTATTAGCATGGGGCAATAATGATGGCGGCACAGCCCAAGACGACGATCTAGGTGCAGTAAGTTTCGATGAGTATGCAGCAATGTACTACCCATGGGGCTTCAGCAGCGACAACTTTGGTAACAACATTGTTGTGCCACCAAGCCATATGATGTTGAGAACTATCAGTTTGAACGATCAAGTGGCATATCCTTGGTTTGCACCAGCAGGTACACGCCGCGGCGGCATTACCAATGCAACATCAGTGGGTTATATCACTAGTGAAGGCGAATTTGAAACAGTGGCATTGAATGAAGGTCAACGTGATACATTGGCCAGCATCAAAGTTAATCCTTTGACATTCTTGTCAGGTGCAGGATTAGTAGCATTTGGTCAGTATACTCGTGCTAGAAATGCCAGCGCATTAGACAGAGTCAATGTGGCACGTTTGATTGTATATCTACGTAGACAGTTGAACCTATTGGCTAAGCCGTATCTGTTTGAACCAAATGACAAGGCCACCAGAGCAGAAATTAAAAATGCCTGCGAAAGTTTGATGTTGGAACTGGTAGGACAACGTGCGTTATATGACTTCTTGGTTGTTTGTGACGAAAGTAACAATACTCCAGCAAGAATTGATCGCAACGAATTGTACGTAGACATTGCTATTGAACCAGTCAAGGCAGTGGAATTTATCTATATTCCACTGCGTATTAAGAATACTGGCGAAATATCAGGTTTATAAAATAGATAAATAATACGACGGAGATAACATATGTCAGTATCAACACTTTCAAGATTTTCAGTACCATTAGGCGGTGCCAATACCAATGCAACTATGTTGCATCCAAAGTTAAAATACAGATTCCGAGTGAATTTTGAAAACTTTGGTACTGGCGCTGGTGGTGACGCTTTTGAACTTACAAAACAAGTGGTCAGTTTTGCTCGACCAACAATACAGTTTGAAGCAATCGAACTGCCAACATATAACTCAAGAATCTATGTTGCAGGTCGTCATGCATGGACTGCTGTAGCATGCACATTGCGAGATGATTCTACTGGTGTAGTGAGTAAAAAGATTGGTAGTCAAGTTCAGAAACAGTTTGACTTTTTTGAAATGTCAAGTGCTGCATCTGGTGTAGATTACAAGTTTACTACCAGTTTCGAAATGCTGGACGGCGGCAATGGCGGCAACGAAGCAATTGTCCTTGAAAGATGGGAATTGTATGGTTGCTACATTGAAAACGTCAACTATCAAGAAATGAACTATGGGTCTAATGAAGCAATGACTATTCAGATGACACTGAAATTTGACAATGCTGTACAGACCGGCGCAGCCAGTTCAGGTATTGGTGTTCAGGGAATTTATGCAAGAACCAATGGTGCTATTGCCACAGGTGGTGGCGCTGCTGCGTAATATTACTAGCAACAGAAAAGGTCGATTTTATCGGCCTTTTTTTACGACATAAATAATATTATGGCAAACAAGATAAATGGATTTTTCACCAACACAACATCGACTAATCTTCGTGATGCACAACATGCAGCAAGAACATTCTCTGATGACACGTTTAGACTAGCACCTAAACACAAACACCTATTTCATGTCAATCTTCAAATTAATCCATTGGCCTATGCACTGCCGTCAATGCTGTTGCAAAACCCCAACGAAATTAATCTGTTGGTAAAAAATGCAACACTGCCTGGATTTACTATTAATGTTGAAACTGTTAACCAGTATAACAGAATAAAACAAGTACAGACAAAACAAACGTTTCAGCCAGTTACGTTGAAATTTCATGATGACAATTACGGTACCATGCACAGACTGTGGCAAAATTACTATTCCTATTACTATGCAACACCTGGTACATCTTTTGCCATTGGTAGTTATGCAAGAAATGCTATGAAAAATGGCATAGCCAATAGTTACAAATACGGACTGGACAACGGCAGTACTAAACCGTTTTTTAAAAATATTGTTCTGTATCAAATGGCCAAACAACAGTATGTAAGTTACACCATGGTTAATCCTATTATCAAATCGTGGCAGTTTGACACTGTGGATTATGGCTCAGGACAACCTCAAGAGATCACAATGATTTTAGAATACGAAGGATTGTATTTTGGCAACGGTAAAGTAACAGAAGGTGATCCATTGGGTTTTGCATTACAACATTATGACAAAACTCCTAGTCCCACTAAAGTTGGTCCAGGTTTGCCGTTGGAACAAGTTGGCGACAAAAAGTTTTTCCAACCTGGACCAGACGCCTATGCAAATGCAGTAAAAACAGTTAACAGTTATCAAAATGCCAAAACCACTACACAACGTGGACTTGATGCAGAAGGACAACGTATTATAAATCGCACATTGACCAATACTATCGGTAATGCCAGTGTAGACACTGAACTACAACGCAGTGGAGGATTGAGTAAGATTGTGATACCTCAACCTGCTAGTATCACAGCCAGTACCAAAGCAACCCCAAGGAATTTAACATGAGTAGTTTACCTGGATCAACCACAGTGGTCAATGACAGCAGTGCTGCTGTAAAAACTTTCTTTGACAATTATTTTTTATCACAAATATCGTTTGCTGCAAGCGAGATAGATGCAGTAGTGGGATTTTTTACAAAACGTGGATTTGAGATAGATGCTGCAAGATCCACTGCTATCAGTATTTTAACACAGGCTAAATTTGAAAATGTCAAACCATTTGTTGTAATAGACACTCTAAAAGGTTTAACAGATGTTCAACTCAGCAGAGTAGTTGCTGAAGTGTTGAATAACAATAGACAGGCTACCAGCGCATTGGGATACAGTCTACCCTTTACACAGCAAAATTTTGAAGCAAGAAATATAAGGCCATGAGTAGATTTGCTCGAGGTAAATTTGTTCCAACACGACCAGCCAAATATGTCGGCAACAAGAGCCCCACATATCGCAGTTCGTGGGAATGGGCATTTATGAAATTCTGCGACAACAACGACAACATCTTAAAATGGGCCAGTGAGGCCGTACAAATTCCTTATAGAGATCCACTAACCAATCGCAACACTGTGTACATCCCTGATTTTTTCATTCAGTACATTGACAAGGATGGTCGAATGCTGACTGAGTTGATAGAAGTTAAACCAGCCAATCAAACACTGTTAGAAAAAGTTGGTCGTAATAAGAATAATCAAATGCAGTATGTAAAAAATCAAGCCAAGTGGCAGGCTGCGCAGGCATGGTGCAAAAGTCAAGGTATAAAGTTTCGTGTGCTAAATGAAACAGACTTATTCGCTAACGGCGCTAGAAAACGATAAGTAAGAGTATGAAAAAACTTGAAGAAATTCTTAATCTCCCAGAAAATAAAAAAGAAGTTAAGAACACACAAAAAGAAAATCTACCAGTGGACTCCACTGCTATGTTGCGAGACATTAGCGAATTTGATAAGATTTCAGCAGCACTGCCAGTGGTCAAAGGTCTAGGTGATGTTGGCGACAAAGAATTGGATGATTTGGCACAACGTGCCACTGATGCCTATGATGATCTAATGGATTTAGGTATGAATGTAGAAGCACGATACAGTGGTCGTATTTTTGAAGTTGCTGGTACCATGTTGAAAAATGCAATTGATGCCAAGTCTGCAAAATTAGATAAAAAACTAAAAATGATAGAACTGCAACTTAAGAAGCAACAAATTGATCAAAAAGCAGGGCAAGAAGACACTGCTATTCAAGGACAAGGCGTGATTATTACAGATCGCAATAGTCTTATTGAAAAACTAAAGAATATGAAATAAATATAGTACTAGGAATTTATCATGAAATCTTTTCAAGAACACCTTACAGAAAGTAAAAAGACTTATCCCTTTACTGTAAGAC